CTTCCGATCTTCCCTCTTGGCTGCCAGGCCCTGGGCGGCCAGGGCAAGGCCATGTCCCTGCGCGAAGAGATTGAACTGCAGGACAGGCGCATTTTGACGCAGCTGGGCATCCCTCCTGAACTGATCTATGGGGGCATGACCTGGAGCGGTAGCAACGTGTCTCTGCGCATGTTGGAAAACATGTTCTTGTATTACATCAATAAGCAGAACACTTTCTTGGAATTCTTCGTCAACTATGTGGCGAGAATGTCTGAGAAGCAGGCGCCCTCTGGTGTGCGGCTCAAGCAATTCAAAATGGCTGACGACGTTCAGCAAATCCAGATGCGCAGCAACCTGGGCTTGCAGAACCGTATCAGCGAAACCACGGCCCTATCACCTATGGATATCGATCTGGAAGCCGAAGCCCAACAGGCCGAGGACGAAGCACCGCTCGTTCAGCGCATCAACAAGGCGCGTCAAATGAATGTGGCCAAGGCCGGCTTGGACGTCTCTAAGGAGACCAACCAGGCTCAGGTGGACATCCAGGCCAACACGCAGCTGCACCAAAATGACGTCCAGGGCACCATGAGCTTGACAGACGGGTTCATTGCCACCACGGCAAGAGGCTACGTCAATAAGCTCAATGCCATGCCGCCTGACCAACGGGCCGCAGAACTACGAGCCCTGCAGGCACAAGATCCAGCAAAATTCAACGAGGTCGTTAGCGCCTTATACGGCGCAGCGGAACAGGCGCCTGTAGCTCCCCTGCCTGAGCAACGGGCGCCTCGTTCTGGACCGGGAGGCGCTCAGATATGACCCCTTTAGCATTTAAAGCTGCTCCCCTTGTCTTGATGGCCTATGGAACCCGAGCCGCCAAGTCTGGCGATCCTCTGAAATATTTCTTCCGGACGGCCGACAAGGGCATCTTCAACAATACGCGCCTGGCGCAGCGATCTGTCCTTGCCACCCTGGGCAATATGGAGGCCAGGATGCGGCAGGGATTCGTCCCTGACGCTACCGCCACGCCTGCGGCAGTGGCAGACGCCATGATGGGCCATGTGCCGACGATGGTGGGCGGCGTTCTTCGCGACGCACGCAGTTCCCCCCATTTTTTTGATCGCACAGTCACCAATCGGGTGCTGCAGACAAGCATCAACGACAACGGCACCTTTAATATTGCCGGTGTCGAAAACGCCCTCAACACCGCCAAGGCAGCGCATGATTTCACAGAAGGTGTTCGAAGCCTGCCCCTGGTCCCTATGGGCGCCGGCATAGGTGGCGCGATCGGTTACGCCGTGGGTGATGAGGACCACAAACTGAGATCTGTGCTCAAAGGCGGCCTGAGAGGTGGCCTTGCCGGTTATGCAGTAAGGAGTCAGGCAAACTCCCTTGCCGAAGCGCCTCTCTACCAAGCCCTCCCAGGCCTGCACAAAGAGTATTTTGCCTCGCCCTATTGGCGCAGCCAGCTAGAACATGCGAACAACTGGAGACACCAAAAGATCGGGAGGCATATGGCGGAGCTGCTAACAGACCTGCCTGAAAAGCGCTTTGCCAGAATTCAGACGTCTGACGCTTCTTTAGCGTTAAATGACGACATCCTCAGCATGGACAAATGGAAGGACTTTGTCAACAAGGCCAAGACCTCCTTCCAGAGTCCTGAAGCTATTCGCAAAGCCTACAGCCTGCCCACTCCGGCCATACAGCCACGAGGCTCAAGCTGGACAGAGCGGGTGACCGATCGGATTTTTGGAGCAGATTAATGGAAAAACCGCCCGTCAAAGTTTCCCGTTCAGAGCATTTAGAGCTCACCAATGTCGATCATTTAAATCGATACACTGAGCTCTTAGGGAAAATTCACAACAACGTTCATAAATATGGGATTATCGACAACGACGTTCGTATCGACGCTCTCGGTAATCCTTATCTTGTGCTTCATTACTATGATATCCCTTTGGAAAAAGAGAGGAAGATCAAGGGCTTGGATTTCTTTGGTGAGGTCATTCAGATGGCAGATTTGGACAAGTTCGACTCGCTCATCACAGACCATTGGGCCGACAAAATCAAGCTGATCTACCTCCAGGAGTTCTCGACCAAGGACAAAGAAGCGCCTGTGACTTATAAGCTGGCCATCTATCATAAGGTCAAAGACGGCAAGCAATTAAATGAGCTTGAAAAACAAGTGTTAGCACCCCGCCAGTCAAGAGGTTTTTATGAGTAGCATTTCCGACGTTAGATTAGCAGCAGGTAGAGGCGGCGCACCTACAAAGCGCGATGCGGAACTCCTTGCCAAGTTCACGCAAAACGGTGAGGATGAAGCCCTCCAGGCCCCGGAGCTCTTCGCGGACCAAATGACGTGCTTCTTGTTCGAGGTGGTTATTCGCCCCATGGACAGCGCCCTGGTTGTGCATTTGAAGCATCTGCCGCCTGCTTTGCGCAACGGTAAATTCTTTGAGTTTGCCACGATCTTTATTCGGGATAGGGTAGGGAAGTTCGAGACGCTGAGGTCCAGCTTCATCGGTGAGCTTGATAAGGTCAACAAGCTCAATAGTTTGGACATTATTTTTACGAAATACTATCCGGCCCTGCGTGGCGATATGGAATTCATCAAATCGCATGTGGCAAAAATTGGCGCAGAACTAGATCAGCTAATGGTGCGCGAATTGGGGGGCCTTGTTGCTGCTAAAACTTGAAGTCAGAAGCGTAGCGTATGACTCTACGATCCTTTACTGGGCCGTAGAGCCCGATTTAAATGAATACATTCATAATTTTGGGTATTTCATAGAGGTCTCCGAATCTCTTCAGGGGCCGTGGACAGCGGTCAATGTAGACCCCATTTACGCCTTTGGTTATGTCGATAAACGGACGCAGCATGGCATGGTTGACCAGCGTCTTTATTACCGCGTTGTAGCACGGCATGAGAGTCACGAAGCCATCTCTGCGCCTGTTTGCCTGGCCACGGCCGGAGACAATTACCTGGCGCATTATATCGCTAAGCAGGAAAGCTTGTTATTGCGCAGGTATAACGGGTCAGAGTTTCTGCATTTTGCCAGGAAGAAGTTTGGCGACAGATGCACACAATGCTATGATGTCATAGAGCGAAAATCAATTAGAGCTAAGTGTCCTGAATGCTATGGCACTACCTATAAAAATGGGTATTTTGCGCCCGTAAAGATTTATATCAATCTGGACCCACAACCCAAAAGCATTGACAAAGGGGAGCACGGAGTCACCGAAGCCAACACGGTCACTGGCTGGACTTCCAATTGGTCAATTATAGAGGGCGATGACGTCTTGATTTTACTAGAACAGCCAAACACAAGATACCTAGTGACATCGGTTCTGCCTACGGCCATGAAAGGCACGGTAGTCAAGCAGGCCTTGACGTTGATGCAGCTCAAGGCTGACAACCCATCTCAGCTCATCCCCCTGGATGTGGATGCTTATACCCTGGATGAGTTCAGTGTTTTTCGTCGCGAATGGAAGGCAATTCGATGAGCTATTCTGAATTTTTAAAAAGCAGAAATTTTAATCCAGGATATAGCGCCATCAGAATGGTCGTTAACTATCTCATTGAGAGATTCAAGGAAAATGCCACCTTCGGATTCCTGCCTTATTTAGACGAATTGGCGAAAACAGAAGCTTATTTCTCTATATTGATTACCACAAAGTATGATTGGGAAACTAAGTTCAGAGGGAAGCGTCCCGCTATTTTTGTATCCAGGGGCAACCTGTTGTCGGCGATCTCGGGGACGGGCGCTACGAGGGTTTTGTCCGTCACGGATTCCGGCGAGACTACCGCATATTTAGACTTAGTTTCCTTTCCTCTTATGATAGAATGTATAGCAGAGAGTGACATCGAAAGCGAGGCGTTGAGTTCAATGGTGGCGGCTTATCTGGCTATGGATGCTAGGCCTTTACGTTCACTCGGTCTGCAGATGCAAGGCGGTATTACTCAAACGCCTCCACAACTATACGAAAAGGGTAATACGGCCTTTATTTCCTCCGTTATTATTCAGGTTCAAGCTGAACGACAAGTTACCGCTCGTGTTGTTGGTAACGTGCTTTTGGATAGAATCAAGTTGGCCATCACTCAAAATACGAGTAGTTCAAACATCGAAATTACGAAGGACTCCATATGACCTACCGTTCCCCTGGCACTACAATCCAACAAATCTTTCTAAGGGCCAGTCAACCCTTAGAAGACAGCGAGTTACTGCCTTGCTACGTTGGGCCACTGCAACAGGTGGTCACACAAACGCCCTTGCCTTCCGTTACGCTGCCGGTAGCCACCGCTCTGCATGCCGCTATTTATCCCGGCCTCATGCTTGGCGCGATTCCTTGCGTAAAGAGTGTTAAGTTCTTCGTGAAAAATGCGACCATCAGGATCAAACCGCTTGTTACGGCAGTGGGTGTTTTTACAGCAGGCAGCAACATCGTAATGATCGCCGACTCTGCCAAGGTCAATGTAGGTGACATCGTTCTGATGGATAACAGCGGCGGACGCTACACCATCACCAAGAGCCTCGGCGCCAACAAGTTCGAATTGTCCAGCGCCGTGAATTTTGCGCCCACAGGAACTGATACAACGCAATACTCCATCGAGCGTTATATAGGCGACGTCGAAGCGAAAGTGGTTGGCGGAAATGGCGAAATTACTGAAGCAGGTTGGGGATTCAGTAACTTAGTTCATACAATCGAGACGACGGACTATTCCATCTCTAGCGGCACCGTCTGCATTTCTTACACTGCGCTCCGTAAGGATCTGACAGGGTTTTACGAGGTAACCAGCTTGGATAAGTTGGCTTCCGACATGAGCACCGACCCCTTAAACCCTCTCGGCTTCATCTTGGGGCGGTGTGTGCCTCTGGCCGGTGGAGGACGCCGGGCGCTGGCTTACATCCTCTCAGAAAACACCGACGCAGCCTATGCGGCGGCCATGGAAAAGCTCG